GGAGACTGTTATACTGTAAGAGAGAAAGATGGTCTTATCGAAAGAGCTGGTCACCAAACAACTGCCAATAGAAAAGTTAGAGTAGAAACATCTAGAGGAATTAAACAATTATTAAACGGATAATACAATGAGTTTAGATAAGAAAATATTAAGTGAAATTAAAAGATACAGAAGTATCGATAAATATATAACCGAACAAGCTGGTGAAGATTTAGGGGCTTTGGCACCTGAAGCGGGAGCAACTCCTCCACCACCACCTGCAGGTGCAACTCCGCCTCCACCACCTGGAGATGCGGCACCAACACCAATTGATGTTGAGAATGACCCCGATGTTGAAAAAATTGATAATGATGGAAAATCTGAAGTAGGTACTGATGAAGAAAGTGGTTCTGAAGAATTAGATATTACCGAATTAGTAACATCTCAAAAAGAAATTCAAACCAAACAAGATGATTATTTTGAAAATTTATTTGGACAATTAAATAAATTGGAGTCAAAATTAAGTGAGATGGACGTTATCATGAATAAACTTAACGCTCTTGAAAACAAAATTGAGAAATATAGAGATAAAACACCTCAAGAAAAATTAGAATTGAGAAGTTATGATTCATACCCATTTAATCAAAAATTATCACAATTTTTTGATGATAAAAAAGATGAGATGGAAAAAACGGGAAAAAATGATTATGTTTTAACACCTGAGGATGTGACCGACATAAACGTTAATGATATCAAGAGTTCGTTTCAAGGAAACGGGTTTAAAGATGAATATAAATACAAATAATATTAATTAACATACTAATGAAAACCACCTCGAAAAGGTGGTTTTTTTATTTGACTAACCGACAAAACTAGATTATAATTAACTAACAAACCAACAAAATAAAATTTAAATAAATATGATGAGTTCATTAGACGCCGTATTGGCACAGTACGAAAAAGCACAACAAGGGGGCGGGGCCCAAAGTAAAATGTCGCAAGACGAAAGAATGAAAAAGTATTTTGCTTTAATCTTAGGAGATAAAGAGAAATCAGGACAACGTAGAGTACGTATCCTACCTACACCAGATGGTTCTTCACCATTTAAAGAAGCTTGGTATCACGAAATCCAAGTAGGTGGACAATGGCAAAAATTCTATGACCCAGGAAAGAATGACAATGAGCGTTCTCCTTTAAATGAGGTTTATGAAGAATTGATGTCAACAGGTAAAGAATCTGATAAAGAATTGGCGAAACAATATAAGTCTCGTAAATTCTATATCGTAAAAGTTATTGACAGAGACCGAGAAGAAGACGGTCCAAAATTTTGGAGATTTAAACACAATTACAAGAACGATGGTATCTTGGACAAAATCATCCCAATTTGGAGAAACAAAGGTGATATCACTGACCCTGAAAAAGGACGTGACCTTATCATTGAATTGACAAAATCTAAAACACCTGCAGGTAAAGAATACACAAGTGTATCTACTATTATGTATGATGACCCAACGGCAATACACGAAGAAAAAGTTCAAGGAGATTCTTGGATTAATGACGAGTTGACTTGGTTGGACGTATATTCTAAAAAACCTGTTGACTATCTTGAAGCGATTGCTCGTGGAGAAACTCCAAAATGGGATAGTGATAAAGGTGGTTATGTATACGGTAACGATACCGAATCTACAACATCTATGGGTGGAGCTAAAAAGGCTGAAACAAAAACACCTATCGTTGACCCTCAATCAAATGACGAGGTTGACACAGACTTACCTTTCTAATTAAACAAAACACATCATGTATGGTATCTTGTATGGTACCATGCATGATTTAATTTATACAAAACATGGCAATAAAGAAAAACGATTTCAGTTCAGTTAAGAAGAAATTCTCAACTTCTGCAAAATACAAACCCCAAAGATTCTTTGACTTAGGACAAGACTTCTTAGATGCGGTTGGATTACCTGGTCCCGCTATCGGACATTTGAATATGTTCTTGGGTCACTCAGACACAGGAAAAACTACAGCGTTGGTTAAAACTGCCGTTGATGCTCAGAAGAAAGGTATTCTACCTGTATTCATCATCACAGAACAAAAATGGTCTTTTGAACACGCAAAACTTATGGGTTTTGAATGTGAGGAAGTTGTTGACGAAGCAACAGGTGAAGTTGATTGGGATGGTTTCTACATCTTCAATAATGACTTTGACTACATTGAGCAAATCACAGACTACATCAATAGTTTGTTGGATGCACAGGAAAAAGGTGAGTTGGATTATAGTTTATTGTTCTTATGGGATTCTGTTGGTTCAGTTCCTTGTAAGATGACTTACGAAGGTAAGGGTGGTAAACAACACAACGCATCTACGTTAGCAGACAAGATTGGTATGGGTATCAACCAACGTATTTCAGGTTCACGTAAAGCGGATTCAAAATATGAAAACACATTGGTTATTGTTAATCAACCTTGGGTTGAGTTACCTGACAATCCATTTGGTCAACCAAAAATCAAAGCAAAAGGTGGTGAAGCCATTTGGTTAAATTCATCTTTGGTATTCTTATTTGGTAACCAAAAAGGTGCGGGAACAAACAAGATTACTGCAACTAAAGATAAGAGAAGTGTTAAGTTTGCAATTAGAACAAAAGTTTCTGTTATGAAAAACCACATCAATGGATTGGGTTATGAAGACGGAAAGATTATTGTGACACCACACGGGTTCTTAGCAGGAAAAGAAGCTGCGGAAGAAAAAGTATCTATTGAATCATACAAAAAAGAATACGCTGACTATTGGAAAGATATTCTTGGAGTTACATCTATAGATTTTGATTTAAAAGAAGAAAAAGAGGATTAGTATATTGTTTCACATTATAAATCACAAACGTGATTAGAACATTATTAGTAGACGGAGATAATTTATTTAAGATAGGATTCCACGGAGCAAAAGACGTGTATAACGACGGAGCTCATGTGGGTGGAGTATTTCACTTTGTGAACATACTCCGCAAATTCCTTGAAGAGCACAACCATGATAAAGTTGTTGTGTTTTGGGATGGGGATTCAAACTCATCTATCAGAAAATCCATATACCCACAATATAAAGCGAACAGACGACAAGACATGAATGAGTACAAGTACGAATCGTATTTGTATCAGAAGTCTCGAATCAAACAATATCTTGAAGAGATATTTGTAAGACAGGTCGAAATGAATAACAATGAGGCTGATGACCTCATTGCTTATTATTGTAAGATATCTAAAGACGAAAAGATTATCATTTTTTCTGCAGATAAAGACCTTACACAGCTTATCTCGGCGGATGTGACAATCTATTCACCTATCACAAAACAATACTTTAAAAACGGAGATATGATATCTCTGAACAAAGTAGATATACCTCACTACAATGTATTATTAACAAAGATATTCACTGGAGACAAATCCGATAATATTGATGGAATCCAAGGACTTGGAGAAAAAACATTAGTTAAGTTTTTCCCTCAGGTGCAGGAAAAACCCTGCACTATGGAAGAAATCTTGGATTGTGCACGAAATATCCCGCAAAAGAAACCTATAAAAACATTGGTAAATCTTTTGGAAGGTAAAACAAAATCAACTATATTTGGAGAACAGTTTTACCTTACGAACAAAACTATAGTAGACCTTACTAATCCTTTAATAACAGATGATGGAAAAGAGTTGGTGGAACAGATATTGACGGACAGTATAGACCCTACAGATAGGGGGTACAAAAACTTAATGAGAATGATGATGGAAGACGGTCTCTTTAAGTATCTACCCAAGAATGACGAAGCTTGGGTCAACTTCCTAAAACCATTTATGAAATTAACCAGAAAAGAAAAAAGAAAAATAAATAAAAATTAAATTATGAAAGAACAAGAAAGCACCAAAATGGAATTCCTAATGACGTTGAATGACAACATCGTAGTTCAGAGATTCTTTAATGTTAGAGGGTTTAATCCTGAGGCAAAAAATTCGTTGGAATTGTATCACTTTATGAGATACTTGAAAGAAGAACTTCAATATCACTTAAAAATGAAAACAGTTATCTATATGATTGATAACAAAGACGCAATTTTTTCCGACCCAGCAATCATGGACACATCATTCACTGAAGGTAGTGAACAATTCAACCTTTACGTTAGAATTGGAGAACAGACAATCTGTCATAGATATTTTGATGGAAAATTATTCCCACCAAAAGTTCGATATACTGTTGACGTACGACCATTTTTGAAAGAGGTTTTACGTGAATTGACTGACATTTTTTCAACTCCAAAATTAAGTTTTGAATATTTGGGCGTTGACCTAAACAAGTAAGTATTTAATAAAACAGGGGTTTACAAAAACGATATATGAACAAGAATTTTGACTACTTAGGGAACACATTCCAGATACAACTATTAAATCAACTTATTGTAGATAAAGAATTTTCAACATCAATTATGGATGTTATTGAAAGCACTTACTTTGACAATAAGTACTTTAAAATCATCTTGCAGATGACAAAGGAGTATCATGGGAAATATCAGTCTACCCCTAACTTTGATACTCTTGAGCAAATCGTTAAATCCGAAATCTCACAAGAATTGGTTGCTAAAATCGTTCTTGATACCATCAAACAAATCAAAGACGCGCCATTTGAGGGTACCCAATTTGTTCAAGAAAAAGCATTGAAGTTTTGTAAACAACAAGAACTTCAAAAGGCTATGGATAAATCACAAAAGATTATTACTGAAGGTGATTTTGAATCTTATGATAAAGTTGAGGGTCTTATTCGTTTGGCGTTACAAGTTGGAGAAAGAGATTTGGGTACAACCGATATCTTCTCTAACCTTGAAACAGTATTAGACGAGGATTTTAGACACCCTATTCCAATCGGAATACCAGGAATTGACAGATTACTTAAGGGTGGTCTTGCAAAGGGTGAAATAGGTGTTATATTGGCTCCTACGGGGGTTGGTAAAACTACCATCCTTACTAAAATTGCTAACACAGCCTTTAATCTTGGATATAACGTTCTTCAAATCTTTTTTGAGGACAACCCAAAGATTGTACAACGTAAACATTTCACCTTATGGACTGGTATTGAACCTGATAATTTGGTTCTACACAAAGAAACCGTAATGAGTAAAATAACAGAGATTAAAGAGACAATGAAGAACGAGTTAATTTTAAAGAAACTCCCTTCAGACTCTATGACTATGAATCAAATCAAAAATCAAATCAGAAAAATGATTGCGGACGGAACAAAAATTGATTTAGTTCTTTTAGACTATATTGATTGTGTGGTTCCTGAGAGTTCAAGTAAAGATGAGTGGAAAGCCGAAGGTTCGGTTATGAGAGGATTTGAAGCGATGTGTCATGAGTTATCATTGGTAGGTTGGACTGCAACACAAGGTAACAGGTCATCAATCTCTTCTGAGGTTGTAACTACTGACCAAATGGGTGGGTCAATTAAAAAAGCCCAAGTTGGACACGTTATCATTTCCGTGGCTAAAACTTTACAACAAAAAGAAATGAATTTAGCAACCATTGCTATTACTAAGTCACGTATCGGTAAAGATGGGGTTGTATTTGAAAACTGTAAGTTCAACAATGAATTACTTGAAATTGATACTGAAAGTTCGGTAACATTCTTAGGATTTGAAGAACAACAGGAAGAAAGAAAACGTGACCGTGTTAAAGAACTTTTGGAAAAAAGAAAACAAAGAGAACAACAATCGTAAACAAAATAGAAAAATAATTATGGAAAAAATTTTAAAAGAAAACCCTGATAGGTTTGTTATCTTCCCAATAGAACATAACGACATATGGGAATATTACAAACAACATCAAGCAGCGTTTTGGACTGCAGAAGAAATTGATTTAACAAATGATATTCGTGACTGGGAAAACTTATCAGATAATGAAAAGTATTTCGTTAAGAATGTATTATCATTTTTTGCGGCTTCCGATGGTATTGTAAACGAGAATTTGGCAGAAAACTTCTTAAAAGAAGTACAATATCCCGAAGCTAAATTCTTCTATGGGTTTCAACTTATGATGGAAAATATACATTCATTAATGTATTCACTTCTAATTGATACTTATGTTTCAAATCCTGAAGAAAAAGATGAATGTTTCCATGCAATTGATAGATTACCTGCAGTACAAAAGAAGGCGGCATGGGCTCTTGATTGGATTAAGAACGCATCTTTCCAAGAAAGATTAGTGGCGTTTGCCGCAGTTGAAGGTATCTTCTTCTCAGGTTCATTCTGTTCAATCTTTTGGTTGAAATCAAGAGGAATCATGCAAGGGTTGTGTAACGCAAATTCATTAATATTTAAAGATGAGAACTTACATTGTGATTTTGCAATTCACTTGTTGAATAATCACATAGAGGACAAACCAAGTGAAAAAAGAATTAGAGAAATCTTATTATCTGCATTGGAGATTGAGAAAGAATTTATCACAGAATCATTACCAGTTTCACTTATTGGTATGAATTCAAACTTAATGAAACAATATCTTGAGTTTGTTGTTGATGGATTATTAATTAAGCTTGGTTGTAAAAAAGAATTTAATGTTGAACAACCATTTAAATTCATGGAACAAATCGCGGTTGAAACTAAAGGTAACTTCTTTGAATCAAGAACCGTTGAATACCAAAAAGCTAAATTAAACGAAACAATCACATTTGATGAAGATTTCTAAACTATAAAAACTATGATGTCATTAAGAATTAAAAAGAGAGATGGTGAGGATGCGTCCTTTAATCCACAAAAAATTTACAATAGAATTAAAAGAGCTGCGAAAGGGTTAAATGTTAATTCAGACGAGATTTTTATTAAAGTTATAACTTCGGTACCAACTGAAGGTTTAATTACAACAAAAGAGTTAGATAAACTTGTATATGAAATCGCTGCGGCATACACTGGTAGTCATCACGACTATTCAAGATTAGCATCGTCAGTTGCAATTTCTGCTTACCATAAAGAAACCAAAGATAGTTTTTCTGAAACTATTATGGAGTTATATGAGACAGGTGTTGTTAATGAAAAGTTAATTGATATTATGAATAACTACGGTCATGAAAATATTGACGCGGTTATCAATCACGAAAATGACTATAACTTTGATTACTTTGCTTGGCGTTCATTACAAGAAATGTATTTGTTAAAAACACCTCAAGGTAAAGTAGTTGAAAGACCACAACACATGTATATGAGAGTTGCTCTATGGGTTACAAATACATTTGAAGAGGCGGTAGATTATTATAAATCACTATCTAATCAACTTATTTCACCTGCAACACCAATCATGATTAATGCTGGTACTAAAGTACCACAGTTAGCTTCATGTGTATTACATTACAACAATTCAGATTCACGTAATGGTTTACTACAGACTTTAAATGATATTTCAACATACTCTTCAGATGCCGCGGGTATTGGATTATCAATGTCTAATATTAGAAGTAAAGAAAGTAGAATTAACTCATCAGGTGGATTCGCTGGTGGTTTATTGAAGTACTTAAAGATTGTTAACGAATCATTAAGGTTCTTTAACCAACAAGGTAGAAGACCTGGTAGTGCAGCAATTTATCTTGAACCATGGCACAAAGATATCATGGACTTACTTGAAATTAAAAAGAACACAGGAGCTGAAGAGTTAAGAGCAAGAGATTTATTCACAGCTCTATGGATACCTGATAATTTTATGAGAGCGGTTAAGGAAAGTGGTGATTGGTACCTATTCTGTCCTAATGATATTTTGAAAGCGGGTATTAAACCACTTCAAGAATGTTACGGTGATGAGTACGAATCAAACTACAACAAAGCGGTTGAAATGGGTCTTGGTAAGAAAATCAAAGCTCAAGATGTTTGGACTAAAATTGTTGAATCACAAATTGAATCAGGTGTTCCTTATTTATGTTCTAAGGACAATGCAAATAAGAAAACTAACCACCAAAACATTGGGGTGATTAAACAATCAAACCTATGTAACGAGATTTACCAATACACAGACGAAAAAACAACGGCAATCTGTACGTTATCTTCAATGGTATTAAAGAACTTCATTAAAGATGGTAAATTTGATTACAAATTGTTAATTGATGAAACAAGAAAAGTTGTCAGAGCATTGAATAATGTCGTTGATAAAAATAGTTATTCAACCGAAAAAGGATTGAAAGGTGGTTTAGAACAAAGAGCAATTGCAATCGGAACCCAAGGATTAGCTGACGTGTTCTATTTAATGGACTACATATTCACTTCTGAAGAAGCAAGAACATTAAATAAAAACATTTTTGAATCTATCTACTTCGCGGCTATTACTGAAAGTATGGAGTTGTGTAAGACAGGTGGTAGAGAACCATACAAACATTTCAAAGGTTCACCAATGTCAAAAGGTATTTTCCAATTTGATATGTGGGGATTAAATGAGTCTGACTTATTCTTAGATTGGGAATCTTTAAAAGAGGATGTTAAACAATATGGGGTATGTAACTCATTGTTTACTGCACAAATGCCTGTGGCGTCATCTGCTAAGATTACAGGGTCATTTGAAATGACTGAACCCGCACACTCAGCTTTATTCAATAGAAGAGTTGTTGGTGGTGAGATTATGATTGTTAACAAGTATTTGATTAACGATTTTGAAAAACTTGGTATTTGGAGTGAAGAGTTGAAAAACGAAATCATCATGAACGAAGGTTCAATCCAAAACATTAACTTTAATAATCACCTTGACGCTGAAGATAAAAACTATACTAAGAAAGTTAAAAGAACCGAACATTTGATTTCTAAGTACAAAACAATTTGGGAGATTTCACAAAGAGAGCTTATTGATATGGCGGCAGATAGAGCACCATTCATTGACCAATCACAATCAATGAACATCTATATGGCAAATCCAACATTATCAAAGATTACTTCATCTCACTTCCATTCGTGGGAGAAAGGTTTAAAAACTTTATGTTATTATGTAAGAACTAAGGCAATTTCAACAGGAGCAAAACACTTGGCAGTTGACGTTTCAAAAATACAACAACCAAGAGCTAAAGTTGAAATACCAAAAGTTGAAATAACAAATTTAACAAACAAACCTGAGGATAGTCCTTTTGAATGTTTTGGATGTAGTTCCTAATTTTAAAATCCCGATACAATCGGGATTTTTCATTTTTAAGCTATTTAAAGAAAAATAGATAGTATTATATTTATAGGTATGGCAAATGGTGTAACATATGGTTTAAATTTTCCCTTTAGAGATTCTAGACGAGGGGATTATTTAGAATTAACAGAGCTTCAATCACAGGAAATTAAGGCGGACTTAATTCATTTGTTATTGACTAGAAAAGGTTCAAGATATTTTTTACCAGAATTTGGTACTAGATTATATGAATTTTTGTTTGAACCATTTGACGGATTAACATTTAATGCGATTGAATCTGACATTAGGGATGCTATTGAAAACTTTATGCCAAATCTATTGGTTAACAGTTTAAGTATTACACCAGCAGACCCACAAGAAGAATTGGACATTGCGACAGGGCAAAACTCAGTTGGTACTAGTGAATCATCAATATATAGGTTCCCTGGTAAAGGAACATCAGAGTATACCGCAAAAATAAGAATAGATTATTCAACCAATGGTTCAACATTTGGTCAGAGTGATTTTGTTATTATTAATATTTAAATAAGATGGCAAACAATAGAATATCATATGCAAGTAGAGATTATCAGTCAATAAGAACTGAACTCCTAAATTACACAAAAACTTATTATCCTGATTTGATTCAGGATTTTAATGACGCATCAGTATTCTCGGTATTCCTTGATTTGAACGCTGCGGTTGCGGACAATTTACACTATAATATAGATAGAAGTATCCAAGAAACCGTATTACAATACGCCCAACAAAGGTCTTCAATTTATAACATAGCAAGAACATATGGGTTAAAATTGCCAGGTCAAAGACCATCAGTATCGTTAGTTGATTTCTCAATTACAGTTCCCGCATTTGGAGATAAAGAAGATGAAAGATATCTTGGAATATTAGCTAGAGGGTCTCAAGTTGTTGGTGCTGGTATAGTATTTGAAAATGTTTATGACATTGACTTTGCTTCACCATATAATGCTCAAGGATTTCCAAATAGATTAAAGATTCCAAATTTTAATGCAAACAACGTATTAATTAATTACACCATAACAAAAAGAGAACTTGTTGTTAATGGTATAACCAAGGTTTTCAAAAAAGTTATCGCAGCGAATGATGTTAAACCATTCTTTGAATTATTTCTACCTGAAAAGAATGTGTTAGGTATTACAAGTGTGTTATTAAAAAATGGTACCAACTATACAAATACTCCAACAACTGCAGAGTTCTTAGGTTTAGATAATAGATGGTATGAAGTAGATGCGTTGGCGGAAGATAGAGTGTTTGTTGAAGACCCTACAAAAGTATCTGACCAACCTGGTATTAAAGTTGGTAGGTATATCCAAACTCAAGATAGATTTATTACTGAATATACACCTGAAGGATTTAAAAAGATGACATTTGGTGGTGGGACAAATACCGCTCAAGACCAATTAAATCAATTCACAACTTTAGGGGCGACATTAGATTTACAAAGATACTCAAATAACCTTTCATTAGGGGCGACATTAACTCCAAACTCAACTTTGTTTATTCAATATAGAGTTGGTGGTGGTTTGGCAACAAACTTAGGTACGAATGTTATTAATGCTTTAGGTACGGTTTCATTCTTTGTTAACGGACCTTCAGAGACAACAAACTCATCAGTAGTTAACTCGTTAAGATGTGTTAATGTAACTGCGGCAGTTGGTGGTGCGGGTATTCCTTCATTAGAAGAAATTAGAAACTACGTATCATTTAACTTTGCAGCACAAAAAAGAGCGGTTACCGTTCAAGATTATGAATCGTTAATTAGAAATATGCCAGCTCAATTTGGAGCACCAGCGAAAGTATCTATTACCGAAAATGATAATAAGATATTAATTCAAATATTATCTTATGATACCTCAGGTAAATTAACTAATATTGTTTCAAATACTTTAAGACAGAACATTGCAACTTATTTATCAAACTATAGAATGATGAATGATTACATTTCTATTTTCAGTGCGGAAGTAATTGATTTAAGTATGGATATTTCTATTGTTTTAGATTCTGCTCAAAATTCAGGTCAAGTAATTTCAAGTGTTGTTGATAAAATATCTGCATACCTTAATCCTCAAACAAGACAATTAGGTCAAAATGTTTATCTATCCGAAGTTAGAAGTTTAATTCAAAATACAAATGGAGTACTAACAGTTGCAAATATTGACGTATTCAATGAAGTTGGAGGACAATATTCTTCAGCTGAAACATCTATGGAGTACGCAAATGCTGAGACGAAATTAATTTTACCTGTTGATGATACAATTTTTGCCCAACCATCACAAGTATACCAAATTAGATACCCAAATAAGGACATCAGAGTTTCAGTTAAGAATTTCCAATCTGTAACTTTTTCATAACACGTTTATTTTATCTTTATTTAGTTTATTATTTAGTTGTGTGGACTCTTTAAAAATTCCACATAAACTATTTATAAATTAAAGTAACTTGATGGGTCAATCATATAGAATAAGAACTGAGTTGGGTATTAGTAAATCTATTAATGTCCAGTTAGACCAAGAGTTTGAATTTTTAGAGATTTTATCGCTAAAACTTCAACAAGAGGATGTTTATGCAAAAAGTTGTGCGAATTACGGTGTTGTTGTTGGTAGAGTAACTGCAAATAATGGGTTTGGTGTTCCTAACGCTAGGGTATCTGTCTTCATACCAATTGAATCTGTTGATGAATCTAATCCGATAATTTCAAGTATATATCCATACAAATCACCAAATGATAAAAATGAAGATGGTTATAGATATAATCTACTTCCTTACGAAAAATCATACTCAACACATGCCGCCACAGGTACATTACCAACAAGATTAGATAGTTTAACAGGTAGTACCGCAGTTGAAATCTACGACAAGTATTATAAATTTACATCAAAGACAAATGAAAGTGGGGACTACATGATAATGGGAGTACCTCAAGGACAACAATCTATTGTTATGGATGTTGATTTGTCTGATATTGGTGAATTTTCTTTAACACCTCAAGATTTAATTAGGATGGGTCTTGCGACCGATGCTCAAGTTGCGGGTAATAGATTTAGAACCTCAGCTGATTTGAATTCATTACCACAAATAATTAATGTGGTTAAATCTATAGAAGTTTCACCACTTTGGGGTGACCCTGAATTGTGTACTATTGCAATTAACAGACTTGATTTTGATTTAAGAGATGACGCCAATGTTGATATTCAACCAACTTCAACATTTATGGGTTCTATATATAGTACTCCTGATAAAATGAGAATTAGACCCAATTCTAGACCTAAAGATAATTTTGGTAATATGTGTGGGTTAGTTGCTGGTCCAGGGCAAATATTAGCAATAAGACAAACTATTGACCAAGATGAAGATGGAAATCCTGTATTGGAACAATATCAGTTAGAACAGGCGGGTAATATTATTGACGGTAGTGGTGTTTGGTTAACCGAATTACCAATGAATTTAGATTATTTTATTACAAATGAATTTGGTGAAAAAGTAATTTCATATGACCCAACTGTTGGTATTCCAACTAAAGCCAAGTATAGATTTAAGATTAAATGGCAACAACCTCCAACATTAAGTGAACAAACAAGAAGACCATATTTTTTGGTTCCAAATATTAAAGAGTATGGTTGGTCAAATCCTGATACTGACCCATTAACTTTAACAGGGAATCCTAATAAAAAATTAGCTAGTTCGTATTATTTTGGATTAGCGTGGAGTGGTTATACAAATGGATTTAGTAAAACTTCTGGTAATGAATATTATGATAGACTTAATGAAGTTATTGATTGTGAAGACACTTTTTATGAATTTAATTTTAATAAAGTTTACACAGTTTCACAATTAATTGATGAATTTAAAAAGGGTGGAAGGTCTAGATTTGTGGGAATCAAAGAAATTGATAGTGATGACTGTGAGTCAACTATAAATAAATTTCCAGTTAATGAAGGATTTAGAAATTTTGATTTATTATATTTCATTTTTTCATTTTTATTTCAAATAATCCAATTAATAGGTATACCAATTATTTTTGTTGCTCGTATAATTTTATTTATATATGCCGTAATCGTTAAGTTTTTATGTTGGTTGGCAAGAAATATATATATTAGTATTGCATTTCTTAGTTGGCATCCATTTAGAGATTTAACCAATGCTTTAGGTATTGATTGTGATAATGGTTTGAATACACAAATGAAATTAACCATGTTAACTTATCCTGATTGTGATGCTTGTGAGTGTGACGTAGATGTAACACAACCAAAAGTACAACAACTTAACCCGCCAACTCAAATGGTGAATCCAACAGGTATGTTAACGTATTTTTCATACCCTGTAAATTATAATACTGAATTTCAATATCTTTATGAGAATGCTTCATTTGCGTCAAATGAAATTGATATCTACGTTCAAATTAGTTCTGAATCACTTTCTGGTTTGAACAATTACGCTTTAATTAATGACCCAACAAGATATAAATTACCTATTTCTAATATACTTAATTTACCAGGCGGTGGTGATGTTGCCGTGTCATCAAAAGACCTACCTTTAGGTGAGAGGGTAAATTTATTTAATCAACGAAGTAATTACTTTTCAGGTTTAAATAGGATTAAAGTTACGTTTGCTTCAAGTTCAAACACAGGTAAATTTCACTACGATAATACAATAACAGTATTGGCAAATACAAATGGACAATCTTATAGCCCAGGTGATTTGTTAACATTTGTTAATCCAAATTCTAGTGATGATAAAAATTATTTATTTAGTGCGTCTACAGCCGATATAGATATTTTTGGTATTAGTGGTACATCTTATCACTCAGGAGCAGCAACAATAAGTGTTAATTATTGTGACCCATCATCTCCAACGACTAGTGCTACTCCAGTAAGTTATAGTTTACCATCTGGGTCAACAACTACTAATTATATATACCCATCAGACGTTGAGTATTATCAAGTAGTTACTGCAATCACTGTTTCTCAAGCAATCTCATTATGGAATACGGGGTTAACACAAACATTTCCAAATATTTTAAATTCACCGACTAAGTTTAATACTTGGCGTCAATCAGGACTATTTTCAGCTACTGTGATAAGACAAATTTCTGGTACAACAGTAAATCCATTACAATTCTATGATAACTACACTGATGAGGTTATATTGATATTACAAAGAGGTGTTGACCCATATTCACCAAAATACACGAACAAATATGGTATTGGTAAAATATTGGGACTTCCTTCTGAAGATGATTTAACTATTGAAGTGGAAACAAGGATGAATATACCAATTCAACCGTTACCTATAAGTAGCTCAATCAGTGTTCAATCTTTTGCAAATCAAAACGAAATATATTATCCTTCATACTTCTTTAAACCAGGTATTGTTGGAAGTACAACACCTGGATTGGAATATTCATCGTATACCACAAATAATCTTGGGTATTATGGTTCATTAGATGCTAGTAATTACTCTAGCGCTTATATGGCAACTATTTCAAAAAAGGTAATAACTAAAACTTCAAATGGATTTTACTCAGCAAGTATTGGTAGTGCAACATACGATTTAAGTGAGGATGTTTCAGGTATGGGTATGATGTCAATAACAAATTATACGTCAAACCCTTGTAGTATATGGAATTATAATAATTGGAGTACATTTGCTAATACAATATCATATAGAGATTGTACGGATACTCTAATTACATTAAATGTTAATGGTGGAGAAACAGGTAGTATATGTGTTCTTAATGGGACATCTCCAAGTGCATCGGCGCCAACAACTATTTTTCTTACTAATACACCTACACCATGCTCAATTCCCGCTTTTTTTGCAGGTTCTTGGCCTACAGCGGTTATGCCATCAAGATATTACATTAGTAATGCGTTTGGAACCGCATTTACAATGTCAATTACCGATTCAGTTAAAAATGTTATGAGAACAGATAGACTACCAACATCAGATGTACTTGATGGAGGTTCTTGGTCGGTTAATCCTAGTATTTTACAACAAAATTTACAATTTCAAATTTACAAAATAAGTGATGCGGGACCAACATTAACCCAAGGGTTTGGTAGTGGAGCATCTCAAGTAAGACCTGATATTGATGATTTACCCTATGCTGGTGAAGTATTAACAAGTTTTAGTTGTCCTGGTATGGTACCATTGGATTGTTATGAAGGTTTTGGTAGTAATTTTAGAGTTAAATCTCCTTGCAACGACCCACAGGGTGCTGGATATAATTATATAAAAAATGGATGTTATATTTTACTTAATGAACCTGATAAACTATTCAAAGGTATAAAAAATGATATTGGTATCATATGGCCAGAATGGGGGTTTAGATTTAGATTTATGTATGGACTTTGTAGAGGAGTCTTGTCTCAAACATTCACTAATAATTGGATTAATGGTTCTTTATTTATGTTCCCAATTCAAACTGACGTTTTTTATGACAGACAAAATCAACCAATAGACCCTAAAATACCTCAAGAGATAGTTTATTTTGATAAACCAACAACAAATTTTTATTTCAGAAGTAGTCCATATAGTGATAACCAAAATAAATTTGTTGGAAGAAGAGGGGGGGATACTGCGGTTAACGAGTTAAATCTAATGTTTCCGACAACAATTATTAATTTGGGATATAAGGATTCTTTTTATTCAGAAATAACTTTTGACCCATCAACAAAGGCGTATATTATACCTAGTTTAAATCCTACAAGTTATGGAGATACTTCTGATTTGGTAAATCTTTTTGTAGTATCAAGAATGGTTGACTCAGGGTTCTTGAAACAAATAATAAGTTTTGTAAATGATGCCATTGGTGTTTTGTTTTCAAGACCTGATGATAGAGGATACCCGCTTCAAATATTTGACCCAAAAGGTAGGGTTGATGGTGACTTTGTTCAATTATGCTCAATTAATAGTGAAATAGGTAATATTAATTTTTCGCCTGAATATTATGCAACAACACCTACAAATTCACCAACTAATGTTTTAGGTACTCCAAATAATCCAGTAATGGCTGTTTGGTTTTCATCTACAACGGAAGATTTACAAACAAAGGATTATTTAACACCTGGTAGAATTAATTTTAGAACACCAAATAATAGTGCGAACTATCCATATCCTTATGGTATAAAATCACAAGTAGCCCCTCATTATCAATGGGAGTTAAGAAATAATACAAATAATTTAATTTTTGGTAGTCAATTAAATAATTGGGCTACAGGACCAAATGATATTGTTCAAAATAGAAGATATCAATCACTTGACAGAATTTCATTAATTACACCAAATTATTTTATACCACCAACTGTGACAGCAAATGATTTAAATGCTAGAGGTTATATTTTTAGTAATGATATAAGTGGTAATTATGTGTCAACTATTACAACTAGTCCTAATAAATTTATTGTTGGAGCACCTTTCCATTTTTATTTTGGAATAATTAAAGGTGAAACGGCTTTAGACCTATTTAAAACAAAATACTCAGTAATTGAATAATGGATAAGTATACAATCATACCAAGTAGTTTAGAATTTAAGTCAGCACCGTTTGTTGACCAAGAAATCTCATTGTCTTTAACACAACAGAGTCAAGAGATAACGGAATACGACAGAAGTCAAAGTATTAGTCTTGCTCAATTATATGATGATGAAAGACAAGCTTGTACAATCTTTAGACCAACATTTAAAGTAAATTATTTATATTCAAACACATATACAGGAACTACAAAATACATACCTTTTGTAAATAATTTATATTATACTGACCCAATAGTTTCAAAATCAAACAATATTTGGAGAGGGTTTCCTCAGTATTATGAGTTTGATTTTTTTAGACCCGATATTAGTGACCAACATATTAGATATCAGGCAAAAAGTGCCTACACTTATAATTGGACTTATTATATAAGTTATGCTCATAAAAACAATTATGATAAAGATTTATATTATAATTTAAATGGGACAAGTTTAAATTGGAAAGCATCAGAAGGAATACCATTTTATATTAATAACTCTCTTCAAAACGGTAGTAACGTTATTGCGTTTCAATGTGTTGCACCTCATGGTTTAACTGTTGGAGAGTATGTTGAACTATCGTTTAATTATAATGGAATTAAATTATTCCAAGTTTTTTCATTAGGTAATGGTCAATTTGGTAGTGATGTTAATGTTTTTAACATTTATAATGTTGGATATACAGGAGCAACTTTTGCAAATAAAACAACAGGTACATTCAAAAGAGTTATTGACCCTGAAACTATTTTAGAAACTAAATCAAAATACTATGTTAGGGAACATAAAATATTAACTAATGTTAATGATTGTACTATGACAAAAAACGGGTTTGAAAAAAATGTGTTTAATGAAGAAAAGAAGTTTGAATATAGTTCAATTACTCCAAATAATGTTTCAAGAGTATCTCAAAAAACCAGTAGTAATTCATACAATATTACTGTTAATTATGATGTAAATCTTGCAGGATTAATTGACAACCAAAAAAGACCTATTAGTGAATTGTTTTTAACAATAATTAATAAAGGTTATACAGGATATTTTAATTACCCAAATAATGGTGTTGGTTTAAAACAAGGGTGGAAATTTAACTTAACAAGTACTTCTAATTTTTGGTGGAGTTCAACAAATTTAAATTCAAATACAAATATATTAACTTCAAGTTATACTAAACCTGGGTATTCAAAAACTTTTTATTATAACCAAGATTTAATGTCGGGAGACACAATTGATGGTGATTTTTGTGAGTGGAATGATTATGAACAATTGGAACGAGTTGTTTCGCCATATTATCACAAGTTAAAATATAATCAAAATATATTTCAAACAACATCTGTAACAAGTACAAATGCTCCAGGTTTTTATTATGAACCACACACCCCAATGACTATTAGAGTTTTTTCAGATTATGTTGAGACGGGAGACATTGAATTTGTTGACGGTGTTCCTAGCTATGCATATTTTTCAAACTCTGACCAACAATTTAGGTGGAGAGATTTATATAGTTATGGGTTTATTGATAATTTGGATAGAGGTGTTGATTATCCATTTTTAAATTTTGCACAATATCCATTCAAGGACGTTCAATTTAGATTAATCCCTGAAGGAATAAACTACAACTCCTCATTACTTGGAGTTCCTTTCCCTGTTAAACCTTTGATAGATGGATGTGAATAAAATACAAATAAGAAGAGACGGATTTGTTAATAAAGAATTAGTAATACCTATAGAATTAACTTGGGATTATTTAGGTTTAGACCAAAGTATTGATGAATATGAAACCGAAATAATAAAAAAAGTAACTGGTACGTATGGTGATTTTGAGGTTACAAGATTTGCTCATGCTCCTGTTGTAGTTTCTGACCCATTTAGTGACAACGCTTTTGAGTTTACCGATATCCAATACGAGTTTAACTTTTATTCTGGAGGTACCTTAGACAATTCGGCAAATTGGAGAAACGATTATATGTCTGAAGGATTTACTACCGATGAAATTTATTATTACACAAACAATTTTTCAAATTCATTTTTCAAGTTAGATTTATATGATAATGTTGATGAAAAACGTCAAACAAATTATATAACAATTATTATACCAACCCAACAAGGGTTAACCATGGATACAATAATGCAAAGGACTCCAGTTAAAGTTAAAAAACCTTATTTTGTTTTGGATTATGTTGGAGATAAAGAAGGGTTTTTCATTTATTGGTTGAAAAAAAGAAACTTTTTAAATATAAAAACTTTCTTTATGACTGCAAAATTTTATGATGCAAAAAATGGGTATTTTACCAAAATGATGAACATGCCACAATCATCAATTGTTGGAGATAAGTTTACTTTTGATAGTACAAAGTATTTCTATTATAGGGTTGAATTGGATTATGAGAAACACAATTACCAAACGTTTAATATGAATCCAGAACAAACACTTTATAGTAACTTGGGAGGTAGAGCGGGGGCAACAATACCCATAAAATGGTACGAATATGTTAATCCAAAATAATGGAAGATTTTTATAAAATTATAGTATCACCTGAAACCGTTTTTGGAGATTTATTTCTTGTAAATCTTAATGGTCAGAATGTTAATAATACCTATTCAGGTCAAACTGTTGGGGTTTATTCTGCTATGACTAAAGTTGTTAGTTCAGGTCCTAATGGTACTTCTTTATTAACAGGATTGACCGTACCAATTTTAATTAGACAAACTGCCGTTGATGTTGGATATTATAGTCCATTTGATGGTGCGGTATTACAAAAAGACGTTGTTGCAAATTTTATATTTTCATCAACAACTTCAAATCCTTATGTATATAACATTTATAATACATCAAGTGAGTTTCAGAAGTTTCTTGATTTGTCTGCATATAAAGTAGATTGGGGTGACGGGTCACCGAAACAAACAATTACCACTTATACACCGAATTCGTTGAGTCATACATACCCAAACGCAAATACAACTTACACAATTTCGTTAGAGCAAACAAATCCATGGGGTATAACTAGAGTTTCTAAGACTATTACCACACCTTATAGTTTGGTAACACCAACAAATCCAAATGGGGAGGCGTTCTTCACTCCTGCTGGTGGTAATTGGGCGGGAACACCTGTAAGTTATGATTATATATTTTCAGGTGATGCGGTTAATGAAGTATCTGCTCAAACATCATTTAATTATGTTACAGTACCTTATACTGTTTCAGGTTTAACAAAATCAAGTATAACAGATTTGGCATTATATGGGTCTGTAAAATATGTTGTTGGCGCTGTTGTAATTAAAAATGGTCAAATATGGGGTACTATTACTGATATGAACCCTATTTATACCGCGTATACAATAAACAATGTTAACTACTTTGATTATGTTGATGGTACTACAATATTTTTTGAACAATCTTCGGGATTTACAGAAAATAATTTAACACAAACGCCAATAACAAAAGACGAGGTTTTACTTAAGGTTATTGACCAAGCGCAGATACAAAGTAACATCTTTATTGAACGAGGAAAGAACTCAGCATATGAAAGAATTCAAAGAATGGGAGAGGTAGATAATCTTGGAGACATGATTAATTACGGGTACGGATTTTTTAACGTTGAAAAAAAGAACTAAACTATTTATAAGATAAAAAGAAACTATGGCAATCGGCTCATACGGCACAATTAGACCTTCAGACGTATCACCTGAAGATGTACAAATTATAATGAACTATACACCATCAAGGGATGTTACGGATAATTTTATCCTTACAGAGCTTGATGCACAAACATTATTAAAACCTTATTTTAATAACACAGAAACTGGAGGAAACGCTGGTGTTGAAGTTTTAGGTGGTTTATATAACTTAACCTTACCCGCAGAACAATTTAATGCTCTTGGGATTTATACTTTATATTTAAGACCAGCACAAATTAGAACTAAAATTACAGATTGTGGTGTACTAAGTGCGTTGCCAAATGTTAAAGGTATTATAATTGATATTACAAATGTACCTGTACAATTTCAAAACAAATTTGTTCCTCAAGGACTTGTTGGTTTTAGAATTGAATATTTAAACGCTGACGGTTCAAAAATACCTAATTTCTTTAGAGTTGTAACATCATCATTCTTCTGTGAACCAGTTGTTACAAATGAGATTAATACAACACAAAAATCTATTAGATATAGATATGTTGACGGTAATTCAAATTTAATATTTTTGACATTATCGCCATCATCTTCACCAACAAATAAGCCAAATGCAACACCATTTATTGGGCAACCAAACCAAAATATTATAATTTCAAACACATTTTTTAATCCTGTGACATTGGAGATTGATATGGTTGAGTACGATATTTCGTCTCTTGCAATTGCTCTTTACGGTAATCAAACTAAATCTATTGATGATGGTATCTACACAATTTACGACTCTGAAAATAATATTTACAGACAGTACAACTTGTATGAAATTAGAGACCAATTTAATGCATTACTTTATGAGGTTAGACAAAGTAGAGGAAATAATATTGATTTTAGTAAAAACTTTACAACGATAACAACTTAATGGCGGTAGAAATAAAAAATACTAAATACTTTTATCCCCCAAGACCAGGTAGTGGTGCGGGTACCTTCTCAGACAACATTGTAGGATTACAAACTGTTGAGGGTGGAGGACTTACGCAAGGTAACTTTGAGTTTACTACTGGTGTAACAGAAAAGGTTAACAGAACCTTTAATGTGGGCGCGTTCTCTGAACCAATGTCATTGGACATGATGGGTATTGATAGTTTGGAAGAGAGTAGAAGAATTATTGCAACTCAGTTTAGGGTTTATCCAAATTACGATATTTCTCAAGTTCTTAACTTTTCAATGTATGGTTCACTATCTAAAAGATTTAGTGTTTCTATCACAAGAATTATTAATTATTTTCCTGCTTCGTTAGACATAATGTTTAATAATGATGATTTTACGACAGGTAATACCGCTTATGATATTGTTTACGATTCTCAAAATGACGACACTTATTTCAAAGTAAATGTTGATAGGATTAACAATCCTTTTGATATTGATTATTCAGTTAGTGCTGCAACCAATCTATCAATTAGAGAGATTGAGGTGTCACCTTATAGAAATTTATATAACACTTATTTAGATTATTGTATTAGTATAAATGACGATATCTTTAAAATACTTTCGTTTGCGCCGTCAGAAACATTGTCATCAGGATATATTGAATTTTATGTTTCAGGTGCTCCATTTGGTAAAAGTGCAACAACAATCAATGACGAGTTTCAAATTAGACCAAACGACTTTATTGTTGATAAAGTTTTTCAAGAATCATTTGATGAAATTGAAAAGTTTTTAGTTAATAGATTAGTTAGACCCGAATACACTGCGGTATTCCAAGTTCCTCAACAAAATGAATTTGGTCAAACATATACAGAATATAAACAAGTGACTTGGCCAAAACAGGGTACATGGAATTTAGATATTCGTTCATTTTTATTTGACAATTATTTGGAAGAAATCCAAGATATTGCGGTCAATTTGGATTCATTTAAAACAAACTTAATTTCAAGATTTTTAATTACCGATTCATTAAAAGAGTTTGACACTTTAGGTCAAAAAGTTGAAAAGATATTCCAAATTTATGGTAGAAGTTTTGACCAAATAAAACAATTTATTGATGGGTTGGCTTACATGAATTCGGTTAACTATAATCCTTCAAATGATATTCCATCTGAGTTATTGGTTAATTTATCAAGAACTTTGGGATGGTCATCAAACTTCTCGCCAATCACAAACGAAGATTTTTTAAGTTCTGTTTTTGGTAATACCTCAACTCCAACTTATCCTGGATATGCCAGAGCTTTGACACCAACCGAATTAAACTATGCTTATTATAGAAACTTAATTCTTAATGCGTCATACCTTTTCAAATCAAAGGGAACAAGAAGGTCAATTGAATTCTTATTAAGATTAATTGGGGCTCCTGATTCATTAATTGAATACAATGAGCACATTTATTTGGCTGACCAAAAAATTAATCTTGACCAATTCTACACACAATGGGCGGAAATCTCAGGGGGTACTTATGTTAATGAAGTACCAGCTTATTTGCCAGGAGAAACATATAAAGCTAAAGGTCGATTATATACTGCATTTACTTCAACCGAAACTTATCAAGATGTTAACATTAGATTAGATGATTATCCTATGGATTTTCAAGGTTATCCAAAGGCACCTGTAAATACGGAAACATTCTTTTTCCAAATTGGTGCAGGTTGGTATGAAGTTACTCCGCAACATAGAAGTCCTGACCAAGTTCAACTTACAGGTAATGTTTTTACAGGTCAAAACTATAATATACAAACTCAGTTAACTCCTTTTACATATGGACAAACTTATCTTAACAGATATAGAGATTTTCCATACATGAATGAAGGATTTAAACTACAAAAAGTTGTAGATAATAATAAATCTTGGTTATCCGATGATAATAGAATTAGAATTTCAACTCAAGGAGATTACAACGCTTATTATTATGTTGATAATGAGAAATTAGTTTTAAATGTTAAGAATGTTGACATATTTTTAAATCCTGCTCAAGGTATTGTTTATGATGTTTGGAACCAATCGGTTCAATATGATTACCCAATTCCCGAATCAGGTCTAACAGTTGGTTATCCTGTTCCAGGTGGTGTTGATTGGACTTATGTTAATCCTGAACCAAAGAAAAAAACATTCTTTGAATTTTCTCAAACATTTTGGGAGAATATGATTAACACAAGAAATAGATTATATATTACTGATGGTAAAACGGGTGGATATCCTACTTTACAATCAATCTTTTGGAAATACATTGAGTCAGAACAAACTGTTGGAATCCCAAACAACAAATACACGTATCAAAAGTTAATTGATTATGTAAATGGTATTGGTCCTTATTGGACTAAGTTGGTTGAACAAATGGTTCCTGCAACAACTATTTGGAATGGAGGGGTTAGATTAGAAAACTCAATCTTTAACAAACAAAAATTTGTATATAGAAGACAAAGAGGTTGTCAATTTGTACCTGTTCCTGTTGACCCATGTTTTATTATATCAGGAATATTTGATTATACATGTGAAACTGAATATGCTGACTTTAATATTTATCCATGGCTTAATGGGGATGTTACTGTGTCAAACTTTAGTAGTATATTAGTTAATAGAGTTAATAATATGTTGGCTCAAAGCGGATTAACACTTAATGAGTGTTATGAAAATTCAATATTAAGTGATTGGTATGTTGATTTAACAATTAACGGAGAACAAATTATTAAAGAATCTTTCTATACAGGGTATGGAATGTCTGATGTACCAACCAACACACAATGGAGAAATGCTTTGATTAATTATTTACCTCAATTATATAATTATGGCTACACATATTACTTAAATGGTAATACATTAACAATTACAAATTTATCATGTTTAACACAGGATATCGTTAATGCGGTTTCACTAGACGTGGGAATAAACATTAATATTAACTGTACACAATAATGGCTGCATTTCAATATACGATAGCATTAACTGGAGATTGTTCAAATACTGATTCTGGTGAAATACAACTTTTAATTTTTGGTGGTACTCCACCATACACTATTGAATGGGTTAGTCCAAGTTTAGGTACTGATGTTGTAACAACGAATCCATCAGTGAGAACTTCGTTAAGTGCTGACACATATAGTGTTAGAGTTAATGATAGTACATTACCGCTGAACCAAGAATTCTATATCAATATACCTGTGTCTTCAGGTATTTGTGCTAATATTGTTTCTGTCCAAAGTACTACATGTTCTTTTGATAATGGTTCGGTGACAGGAACATCAAGTTCTAATTATTCTTCTACTAATTTTTATCTGTATTTTTCAGATGACACTTATGTGAATTCTGCAACTACAAACACCGCAGAGGTTGATTTCAATGGGTTGTCAGCGGGAACATACTACATGATTGCAGAAGATTTAGGAGGATGTTCAGGACAAAGCGCCAATTTTATTGTTGAAGATAGTGAACCGTTTACTTATGGTTTATATGTTGTGCCAAATTCAAGTTGTGGTGGTACGCCTATTGGTAAAATTATTGTAACAGGTCAAACAGGTGTTTCACCTTATACATATCAATGGAGTAATGGGGAAACAACAAGTAGTATTACAGGATTAACATCTGGAACATATTCAGTTCAGGTTATTGACAGTTTAGGATGTTCATTATCTAAAGAAGAATTTCTTTCTGATGTACCTGTTCTTGGTTTTGGTTCTTTTACTGCAATTCAACCAACATGCTTTTCTGCTGATGGTGTTTTAACTTTACAAATTACTGGAGGCACTGCACCATATTATTATTCTGCTTCAACAGGGGACGTTAATATTCAATACGGCACTTCTTGGTCAATATCAGGTTTATCCGCTGGTGACTACAATATATTAGTGACCGATTCTGCGTTTTGTAATATCCTTGTTGGTACCTCATTGTTGACACCTCTTGGTATTGCATCTGTTACTATATCAAGTCAAGGTTCAACATGCTCAAGTACTGACGGTTCAATCACTGTTTCAGTTGCGGGAGGAGTTTCACCATATAAGTATACTTTAATATATCCTGGTGGGAATACCCTTAATATTGACAATACTCAAACTAATCAAGTATTTAATAATTTATCAACAGGAACTTATAGTGTTGTCGTCCAAGACTCTTCAGGATGTTCATACATGGACGAAATAACTTTATTTGCAACTGATACATATACAATATCTACTGAAGTAACAGGGACAACCTGTAATCAAGATAATGGTGTTGTTTTAATTACAAAAACAGAAGGAGGGCAGTCACCTTTTGATTACTCTTTAGACGGTATTCAAAATGTGATAGATACAACATTATCTGCGGTAACATTTACAAATGTTCCTTCAGGTCAACATACTGTCACGGTCGTTGATGCAACAGGATGTACACAAACAAAACAAGTTTATGTTGCGGAAAGTAACCCATTAGAGTTCAGTTTATATAATACTTCTTGTGGAGAAGGTTCTGACGGTTCTTTAACTGCATTAATTTCTACTGGAACTCCACCATACACTTTTAATTGGTCTAATAATGTTCCCAATAATCCACAACAAATTCAAGTTACGGGATTAACGGCAGGAACATATAGTTTAACTGTTGTTGATAGTATTGGTTGTGTTTTACAAAGAGAAACAATTATTGCTTGTGATGCTCTTTATGTATCTTACCAAACGTATGTTATGGGTGGAGAACAATTTAGTATTCAATCACAAACTAAATACGGGTTACTTCAAATGTTAAATGAAGGGTTTAATGATTTAACTAATGATAAAGTTGATTGTGATTTAATTTCTGCCGTATTTGGTATTAAAGTGTCTGTTAACCCTATGGGATTAACTACAAGCCAAAACTTTTTTACGGGTACAACATTAGTAAGTGCTCCAAGTGATAATCTTTATTATGATGCGGTTAAAGATTTATTGTTGACAGTTCCTGGTATTGGTGGGGTTACTTTTGATGTATTAAGTAATCAAATCACTGTTACTACTGACCCTGGTAATACAACATTAAATAATCAAGAAATTGTTGTTGAATTAACAATTGTTTATGACATTATGTGTTTATCTTGTGACCTACCAACAAATACACCAACAACAACACCTACACCAACGGTAACTCCAACGGTAACTCCAACGGTAACAATGACTAGTTCACCTACAAGTACGGTAACTCCAACTCAAACTAAAACGCCAACTCCAACAGTAACTCCAACAAATCCACAAAATACACCTACACCAACTAATACAACTACACCAACTAATACAACCACACCAACTGTTACTAAAACTCCTACTCCAACTAGAACTCCGACTAGAACTCCGACTCCAACACCAACACCTTGTAATAATAACCAAATTAAAAGAACTTTAACAGGTAATGTTATTTACCCTGTTAGACCTAGTGCTATGGTATATAATCCTAATACAAATTTAATATACATGTTAAATTACAACGTTAGTGGTATTGATAGTAATATTGCTTGTATAAGTCCAAACCAACCATCAACGTTAATAAATTATTCATGTGAGATTATGAGCCCAAGTGGTTTTCCTGTTAACTCTCCGCAAAGTGCTTTCCTTGGAATGAATACCACATCAAATAAGATGTATGCTTGGGGTCAGGCAGTTGCTGGTGTTGGGACCATGCTTATTCTTAATTTTAATACCAACATAACATCTGCAATAAGTGGTGTTGTTAGTTTTAATGGTTACCAATATGGTATGGTTTATAATCCTACCTTAAATAAAATGTATGCTTGTTCGACTTCAGGTATTACTACAGGAGAATTAACAATCATTGATGGTGTTACAAATTCTGCAACTGTTGTTAATGGATTACCAATTAAGTCAAACTATCAACCAGCATTTAACTCAACAAACAATACAATTTATTTGGCGGGAACATCTAACACAATTAAAGTTTTTGATTGTAATACGAATACTATAACGGCAAGTATACCTTTAGGAGCGTCACCTAGTTCGTTTAATTCTTTGGTTTATAAACAATCAACTAATCAAGTATTTGCGATTTACTCTACAGGAATCGCGGTTATAAACTGTAGCACTAATACCGTAACAACTAATTGGACAGTACCAATTGCAACATCATATCATTCGGCTTATAATTCAGTTAATGATGAAATTTATATTACGAGTCTTAGTACTGGACGTTACATTTCGGTTGACGCAGTTAGTGGGTCGATAATTACAAATACTTTAATTCCTAGCCCTTCGGCACCATATGATGTTTTAGTTTATACTCCAACAAATACGATTTATGTTAGTGATACTACTCCTACCAACCCTAAATTACTTGAAATATGTGGAAGTGTTTAAATAATTAATTATGGTACAAATAAGAATAACGGAAATATCGGGAGGTACATACCCAATACAAGTCATACTTTCTGACATCTATGGTAATAATGCAACTACTCTTGCAACGATAAATCCTGGACCTGTTCCGCCTGTTCAAACTTATAATTCAACAATACCTTCAATATTTCAAACTGCGCCTGAGGTGATGTTAACTTTGATTGACGCAAACGGTTGTCAATTATTTAAAATTCTTGATTGTACATTTGGTTGTGCGTTTGAAATTACCATTGAATTGTCTTCTTGTATTGTTAATATCAACATAACAGAGGCACCTTAATTATTTAGTTGGTTAATTTTCCCATTTTTAAAATAAAAGTAATCATTTCAGGTATTTATTTAATAAAATACCATAGATGACTACATACACTATAACTGTTACCAATAATGCTGTTGGTTGTGATAATGAAATTGAACAGCAATTAACGGTAGAAGGTTGCTCAACATATATTGTCAGATTAACTTCTAATTCAAATGCGTTAGGACCATTTAATGTCTACGTTAATGGGTTACTTTATTATTCTAATGTAACAAGGGTAGAAATGTTGCTTGGTGTTGAGGTAATTCTTGAATGTGGTACTCCTACTCCAACACCAACTCCAAGTATTACACCAACAAATCAAACTCCAACACCAACTCCAACAAATACTTCAACACCGACTAATACTCCAACAAATACTTCAACGCCAACTCAAACACCTACGCCAGGAGCGTCTCAAACACCTACGCCAACAAATACTTCAACACCGACTAATACTCCAACAAATACTTCAACACCGACTAATACTCCAACAAATACTTCAACACCGACTAATACTCCAACAAATACTTCAACACCGACTAATACTCCAACACCTACAAGTGCTGGATTTTCGGCGTACATATTCGCGGAACCTCAAGACTTTAATGATGGATTAGTGATTGAGGATTATATGACTGTTCAAAACTCGGCGACATGGGGAGGATATCAATTCTATGGTATACCAAGTAGTACAAATTACTCATCAAATCTTGATTTATATGCTCATTTCTCAGGATGGACTAGTGGTCTTGGTAATTATATAACCGCACCTCAATCGTTTGCAGGACCAATTAGACAAGCTTCTGGTGCGGGCACCGATGCTTACGGATGTTCCCAAAATCAATATACTTTTGGAACAATTCCAATCTTAACTTCTCAAGTTGATGTTAATATACAATATTTTTATTCTATTTGGATACCATTGGCTGGTGTTGGTGGTAGTATGACTAATATGACTGTGGATATTGGTTCGGGTGCACCATGTACCTCAAATATATTAAATGACGGTATTCCTGATAGTATTGCGGGAACTAATGTAAATGTAACTTCAGGTGGTGCAATACCTGCAGGTAATTATAGAGTGCTTTGGTTAGGTTCTTTTGCGGTACAACCATCGGCAGTTCCTCCACCACCATTATCTATTCCATTATACTTTAAAGGAGACACTAAAACTTAAAAATAAGCAAAATATAAAATATGTCATTTCCATATAAAAATCCAATAACCGCAAGTCAAATTTCTGGAGCAGAAAGCGCTTCAAGAACATCAACATTTGGTACTAATTTCTCAGTTCTCCAAACAGGGGGATACATGGAAGTTTATACTTTATCTGATTTGAACTGGTCCACTTATGGTGCAACAGGTGCAATTCAAAATTCTGGTAATACAATACCAATTCAATTTACTGTTGGTGGGGCTTCTAACACATTAACCCTTAACTCGGATAACATTTCTTCAGGTAGACGAAGATTGGGTATGCAAGTTCATGTGCAAGAAAATGATACGGTTTATCAATATACCATACCAAACTACAATACGTTATATGGAGCATTGACAGGTTTAACTGGATTATCAGCAATATCTGTTAGTGATTATGCAACAACCGTAAATACTCGTTCTCAAGCTGGTAGAGATTTTATAAACGCTTGGACTGGCTCAACAATTGAAGGGGTTGGTGGTGTAACAAAAGATAATGCTCGTTGGAGAATATTTTATGGTAGTGACGTTCAAATAACAGGTGGAACCTATTTTTCAGGAACTCAAGAATTAGATTTATATAATAGTACTGGTGGTACAATTACAATCTCAGGATTTAATGGTACAGTAACAGGTGGAACATATAATAGTGGGACAGGAACACTTACTTTAGGTAGTAGTGACAATTCTTCTTTTGATGTTACAGGATTTACAAGTGGAGGAGGAGGAAGTCCTCTTACAGTTTATGATGCCACGTCAGGTGTAACCGCAACAAACGTTACAGGTATGACATTCTCAGGTGCTTCTGTTATTGATAACGGAGGTGGAAATGTAATAATTAATTTTACAGGTGGAACGGGAACTTCAGGTTCATCAGGAACTAATGGCACTTCAGGAACTAGCGGTACTTCAGGAACTAGCGGTACTTCAGGAACTAGCGGTACTTCAGGAACTAGCGGTACTTCAGGAACTAGCGGTACTTCAGGAACTAGCGGTTCATCA